CTACCGTTGTCGTGTCTAACTCCAACCCTGTAGGACCAGAAGGTGTTGCTCATCAAATAGTAGTAAATGATATAATAGTTATTGAAGATGAATTAATGTTAGTTACAAATGTTGCAACTAACACCTTAACAGTCGTGAGAGCTTATGCTGGAGCAGGTGCAAGCACAAATGTAAATACAGCGGCACATGGTGGATCAAATGATACACTGACTCAGTCTGATGGCACAACAATAACAGTAAATTCTGTAACATCAAATGTTGTAACAGATGCGGTAGCTCATTCAAACTCAGTGGCCGTTTTTCTCGCTGGTAATTCAACTGATGGAACTGCGGGCAATGCAAGCGCAGATAATGATTTTGTTGGATGGGGTTCAGCCGCTGCTGTTAGGGTTTCTGGTGCGCAAATAAGATTGTGGTCACATGATAATTTTGGTGAAGATTTATTAATTAATCCAAGAGATGGCGGTATATTTTATTGGGATAAATCTGATGGCGTTACAAACAGAGCTGAAGAATTGAGTGCTACAGATACCTTTTCAGGTGGGCAAACTAGTGTCCCTCAAGTAGCAAAACAGGTATTAGTTTCAGACCAAGACAGGCATATCATATGTTTTGGTTGTGATGGCATCGGAGCTACACCAACAACAACAAGGGGTGATGGCATTCAAGATCCTTTATTAATACGTTTTTCTTCACAAGAAAATCCTGTAGACTTTTTTCCTACTGATATTAATACTGCGGGAGATTTAAGAATAGGTGGTGGGTCTACATTTATGCAAGCTGTAGAAACAAAAGAACAAATACTTGTTTTTACGAATAAAAGCCTTCACTCCATGAGGTTTACCGGCCCACCATTCACCTTTGGTATAAAAGAGTTGTCAAAAAATATTACAATTATGAGTCCTTTTTCAGCTATAGCTGTAGACGATAGTGTGTATTGGATGGGCATAGACACATTTTATGTTTACAATGGTTCAACACAGCAATTGCCTTGTACTGTCAAAGACAAAGTTTTCTTAGATTTAAATCTTGAAGAAAGAGATAAAGTTCATGTAGGTGTTAATACAGAATTTAGTGAGATTTGGTGGTTTTATCCATCTATAACCGGCAACTCTAATACTAATAGAGAAATAGATAAATATGTTATTTACAATTATGCAGAAAATATTTGGTACTTCGGGAGTTTGGCAAGACAAGCATGGCTTGATAGAGGCATAAGAAACTTGCCTATGGCAACAGGCGGACAGTATTTATACAACCATGAAACTGGATTTGATGATGATGGATCTGCTATGACATCTTTTGTTGAAACTGCGCCAATAGCTTTAGGTAATGCAGATAGGTTTTCTTTTGTAAACTCAATTATACCTGATATAAATTTTCAAGGGTCAACTGCAATTAACCCTCAAGTTGATTTTACTATAAAAGCAAGAACCCATAGTGGATCAGGGTTTACACAAACTGACGACAGCAATACGACACAAAGATCAGCGTCAACACCTGTTGAGGCTTTTACCAATAAATTAGATGTTAGAATAAGAGGCAGAACATTTGCTCTTCGTGTTGAAGACACAGGGGTCTCGTTAGGCACTAAATTTAAATTAGGATCACCTCAAGTTAATGTAATACAAGATGGCAGAAGATAATGTTAGTAGTAAGTTTACCGCAATATGTACAAGGGCTTACAAGTGCAAAAATAGACCTTACTGGCACTTCGCAGGTTACTCTATACACAGCACCAAGTAATGCGGACTCAAACGCATCTGTAATTAATTCATTATTAGTGGTGAATGATTCTGGAAGCGCATCTACAATAACTATTACTGTTACAGGAGATGGTTTAAATTCTTCTGGCGCTCAAACAAATCACGAGTTTACTTTATTTCAAACACAAACAATTAACGCAAATACTACAACAGAATTGTTAACAAACGATTATATATTAAAAGCTGGAGAAATTTTAAAAGTTACTGCAGGTCATGTAGATAGATTACATGTTATTGCTAGTATACAAGAATTTGCAATTGTAAGAACACCGGGGACATCTTTATAATGACAGCGTTTATATTAGCATGTTATCTTAATGGAGTTGCTGACAGAGATGGTATTTATTTCAGAAGCGCAGCTTCATGTATGGATTTTAGTCAAATGCTAAGTAATCAGACATATATGAAAGATGACGAGAAGTTTACTTATGAATGTATATGCAAACTTGTACCTTATGTTAACAAAGATAAAGTGAGGGTATATTAATGTTACAAGCTCTTATAGGACCGGTTACAGGATTATTAGATAAATTTATACCTGACGCAGATCAAAAGGCTAAGTTGGCTCACGAGATAGCTACCATGTCTGAGAAACATGCGCAGGAGGCTCTGCTTGCTCAGTTAGAAATTAACAAAGCAGAGGCAGCAAGTGGCTCTATATTCAAAGGCGGCTGGCGCCCAGCAGTTGGGTGGGTCTGTGCGATTGCTTTTGCCTATCATTTTATCGTGAAAGATCTAATTATATTCGGTGCAAGTTTTG